GGAAGATACCAACTGACCAACACCATCACGACTTCGGGCGGCCAGACGGCGCAACGGTCCATCACGGTTCGGGGCATCCAGCAATGATCCTCGTCACCGCGCCGACCGACTACCCCGTTTCGCTGGACGAGCTGAAGACGCACCTTCGGCTTGACCATTCAGACGACGACGGGGCGCTGGCTGGCTATCTGGCTGCGTCGGTTGCTTTTATTGAGCAATGGGCCGGGGTGTCCATGCTTCAGCGGACTTACAAGAGCTATCTGGACGAATGGCCGTCCGCAGTCTCTTTGCCGATGGGGCCGCTTGTCTCGGTGACGCACATCAAGACCTATGACGACGCCGACGCCGCGACGACCTGGGACACGGCGGAATATTACGTCGATACGGTCAAGGGCCGCATCTTCCCGCGCGCGGATTACGCCTTCCCGCTTCCCGAGCGTGTGGCGAACGGCATCGAGATCCAGTGGGTCGCCGGCCACGCCACGGCGGGCGAGACCCCGGAAAACCTGCGTCACGCGATCATCTTGACGGTGGCCCATTGGTTCCAAAACCGTGAACCCGAGAACATCGGCAACATCACGACGACGCTACCGTTCGGCGTTGAGGCCCTTGTGAACCAGTCCAGGGCCTGGCTGCTTTAACCCAACGCAGCGTCGGACGACGCCGCCCTCCCTTAGAAGGATACTACCCATGCCCCTCGACATTGGCGTGAAGCTGGACGGTCAACTGACCGCTTCCAACGACCTCGGCACCCCGGCGTTCACCCTGACCCCGCGTTCGGTCACCAATCTGCAACAGGGCACCGCCGCCTCGATGGCGGACATCCTGTATGCCGACACCAAGACCATCGCCGCGTCGGGCTCCTACAGCCTCGACCTCAACGGCACGGCTGACCAGAACGTCTTCGGCGTCAACCTGGCGCTGGCCAAGGTCAAGTTCATCTACGTGAAGGCCTCGGCGGCCAATACCAACAGCGTGATTATCGGCAACGGCACGAACCCCTTCGTGGGTCCGTTCTCTGCCGGCACCATCACGATCACCGTCCCCCCGGGCGGCGAGTTCTTCGTGTCGGCCCCGGTGGGCGGCTGGTCCCTGACCGGCGGCACGTCGGACATTCTGAAGCTGGCCAACTCCTCGTCAGGCACGGGCGTTGACTGCGACATCATCATCGGCGGCACGTCCGCCTAGTGGCGTCCCTCGGCTACGGCGCCACCTTCGCTATCAGCGACGGCGCCGGGGACTACATCGCTGTGGGCGAGGTGCGGGAGATCACTCCCCCCTCGACTACGCGCGACGGTCCTGAGGCGACCTCTCACGGCTCTACAGAGCGGTTCCAAGAATACCTTGCGGGCCTGCGTGATGGGGGCGAGGTCGGCCTCAAGCTGAACTACACGACTGCGGGCTATGCGGCCCTGATCACGGAATGGAACCGCGAGGTTTCGTGGGACTACCTGATCACGCTTCCTGACGGGGCGACGCACAGCTTTTCCGGCTTTGTTACCGGGCTTGTCGTCACCTCGCCGGTTGAGGACGTTTACGAGATCGCGGTGGCGTTCAAGGCGACCCGGGCGGCTGATTACGACGCTCCGCCACCCCCGCCACCTCCGCCGCCGCCGCCTCCGTTCGATGCGGACATCGTTATCATCTTAAAGTCTGGGCAGTCCGACAGCCTCGGGCAAGACAGTGTGCCGATGCCGGCGCGTACTGCGTCGGACTTCGCCATCATGCTGGACCGGATCAAGCCGGTGACCTTCACGGGCACGTTCGGATCGGCCTTCAGCCAAGCGGTGTCGAACGAGTACATCTTCACCACGACCAACCACCAGGGCGACACCTACGCCCTCGCGGTCGCGGACAATCTGGAGCGGTTGATCGAGGAGATCGACGGCCAGACCTACGAGGACCACGGCCAGCGGGTGATCGTCGCGGATATTGGTCTTTCGTCTTCTCCGGTGTCGGGCTTCGACTATGGAACGGCGCACTTTACGACGGTCATGGATTGGCTGACGGCGGTGAAGGCCGCTGCCGACCTTGAGGGCAAGACGGTCAAGATCAAAGGGCTGGTCTGGGCGTGGGGGGCCAACTCCTACGCAGCCGACGAGGGCTACGCCACCGCTTACGCCGCCATTAATGGCTACTGCGGAACGGGCGGCACCATCGACACCTACCTTTTGCCGATCCTTGGTCAGACGGACCCGATTGAGGTGGGCTTCATGTCCACCCACCACCACTATCAAGCGACGCTGCCGGAAGATCCTTTCGTTGCGCGGGCTGAGGTCGCGCTCGCTGCGGCCTTCCCAGATCGCTATTCGATCATCCACGGCAAGGGCATCAACCACCTGAACGGCCTCGACCGGGGCTTTGCGGGGTCGAATACCCACCACCACCCGAGCGAAGAAGAGTTCATGGCTGGCGTCATCGCATGGTGGGCGCATACCCGCTTTGTGGCTGACGAGCCGTGGAGCGATCTGGTTCCGAGCGTGGCCAAGACGGGCGCGCGTCAACTCACGCTAACCATCTCCGACTTCCCGGAAGATGCCTACTTCGGGTTTCAGGCTTCCGGTCTGTTCCCGACCGTGGCGCAACCGTCTCACGGCTGGTGGGTCTGCGATCAGGCGACCCCGACCACGGAAGTTACCCTTGTGCGCCCCCCTTACGCTGGCGCCACAGCGGGGACGCTGATCATCGACACCACGGCTGATCTGCCGACGAATTGGGAGGTTCGCTACGGCTCCCGAACGGGCGACAGCTACCTTGCCGGAAACTCGGTCATCAAGTTCACCAATCCGCACATGGTGTCGGTCAAGGGCGTTGACGTTCCGCTCTACCGGAACATGGCCGCGCTGCGGATACAGGGCACCTAAATGGCGATCTGGACCCCCTACACGGACGGCCTCGTCTTCGAGCATCACCACGGCACCGACCTTGCTACCTCGGCCTACAACCACGCGACCGACACGACCACAGCCACCGTCAACGGCACCTGGACCGGCGGAACGGGCTTTCAGGACATCAGCGGCACCGGCCCGAAAGGTCTGGACTACGGCTACATGGTCACTGGCGACGAGTTCACGCTTGCCACTGTGGTGGACCCAACGACGACCGGCCTGACCATCCTTGGCTCGACCGGCACCAACGCGGCCTTGGCGGCAACGGCCCGGCTCTGGCTGGACACGAACCCGGCCAATAACGAAACCGTCTCGATCAACGGTCAGGCGATCACCTTCAAGACTTCAGGGGCCACGGGCTTTGAGGTCAACATCGGCGCGACGGTGCAGGATACGGCCTACGCTGTCGCCCAACTGATCAACGCGCAGACGGCGACGTTCGGGGTTACGGCCTACTGTCCGCCGCGAAACAGCGTCATGGAGCTGACGGCAAACGACACCGGGACCGCCGGCAACGCGATTGCTCTGGCTGACACGGCCACGGCGGCGCGCTTCACGGCGCGGAACGGCGTTGCCGCCGTGGCTGTGATGGGTTCGGGCGCGGCGGGTACGGCAACGATCAACGCCGGGATCACCCAACTCTCGCAAAACTTCCGGGGCGCCAACCACAACCAGGGCGTCGGCAACCTCGCGATCACCACGACTAACCCGTGCGGAACTGCCGGTTATCACTACGTTTCGGTCTGCGGCTATTACTACGACTTCCCGCATCTGCGGCGCTACGCGGGCGGGGTGCTGGCCGAACGGATCTATGGCTATTCGGGCGCGTCGGCTGGAACGCGGCGGGCGACCTCCGGCAACATCATGTCGGGCACGACCGGCGGCGGCACGGGTTCGGCCAAACAGTCCTATGCGGGCTACTGGACGCGGGTTCTGACCGACGCGGAAGACCTGGCTAATTACCTCGCAGTGCAAACGGCCTTGGCTGGCGTGGGGATCACTGTCCTATGAACGCTGGCAATCTCAACCGCCGCCTGATCCTTCGGCCTGCGTCCTTCACCACCGACGCCATGAACGAGCGTGTGCCGTCCTATCCTGACGGCGTGACGGTCTGGGCTGAAAAGCTGGACGTGTCGGACGGGGAGCGGGTGACTGCCGCTCAAGTGGGGGCGACCTACACCGCCCGCTTTCGGCTCCGCTACTCTGCCCAAGCGGCTGCGTTGACCCCGCTGGATCGGGTCTATCTGAAGCCGCTCAAGTACGGTGAGACGGGACGAGAATACGAGGTCAACACCGTGAAGGACGTTGGCGACGACGGCCTCGAAATCAGCGCTACGGCCCGCACGGAATGAAGGTCAAGGTCGAGGGGCTCCGTGAGGTTGAGCAAGCCCTGCTCGGCATGAAGACCGCCACGGCCAAGGGTGTGGTGCGCCGGGTGCTTCTCTCCCGCGCCAAGATGTTCGCCGACGATATGCGGCCCCGGGTTTCAGTGGATCAGGGCGCCCTGCGTGACAGCATCGGGGTCGGGACCAAGCTGACGCGCCGGCAGTCCAAACTCAACCGCAAGGGCTCTCCGCTGGAGGTCTACGCCGGGGCAGGGGGGCTGACGCAGGCGATCACCGAAGAGTTCGGGACGGTCAATCAGGCTCCCGACCCTTCGGCTCGCCCGGCATGGGATGCAACACACAGGCGGATGCTGGACGGCCTGGTCGATGACTTTACGACCGAGATCGCCAAGACGGCGGCCCGGGTGGCGAAGAGGGCGAAGTGATGGAAGAAGCCCTGATGGCCAAGCTGCTGGCCACCACAGCCGTGACCAACATTTTCGGCACCCGCATCCGGTGGGGCGAGCGCGGGCAGGGTGACGCTCTGCCGACCCTGGTTCTGAATGTCGTCAGCGGCGAGGAGCACTACACCCACGGCGGCGCTGGCCAGATCGGCATGACGCGGGTTCAGTTCGACAGCTACGGCGCCACCTCGAAACAATCGAACGACGGCTCTGCGGCGGTGCTGACGGCTCTTTCCGGGGCAACCTTCACGCAAGGCTCCGTCACGTTCGGCGGCATCTTCTTTGACAGCAAGTTCGGGCCTCGCGCTGAAGGCGAGAACCCCAAGGTCTTCCGCACCATGCGCGATGCGCGGGTGTGGGTCCAATAGCCCGCGGGCTAGCCTGACCGCCCTTAGGCAAGGCGAACGCAGCGTCGGACGACGCCGCATCCTTTGAACGGAGCCTCTCATGGCCACGACTGCACGCCTCGGCTACGGGGCGACCTTCTCCATCGGTGACGGCGGCGGAACCGAAGTCTTCACCGCCCTGTCGGAAGTCATCGAGGTCGGCCCCCCGTCGCTCTCGCGCGCTTCCGTCGATGCGACCCACCACGGGTCCACCGAGCGCTATCAGGACTTCATCCCCGGCCTGCGTGATGGCGGCGAAGTTCCGCTGATGCTGAATTACACGAACGCGGCCTATGTCACGCTCCTGGCCAAGTACAACACCGACACCGTGACCAACTACCGCGTGACCGGCCCGAACGGCGCCATTTGGCAGTTCGCCGGCTTCCTGACTGCTCTGGAAGGCCAGATCCCCATCGACGACAAGATGGCGATCAGCTGCACGTTCAAGGTCAGCGGCAAGCCCGCCTATACGGCTGGTAGCTAATGAGCCGCTTCAAGGGGGCGGTCGCCCTCCCGGTAAAGTGGGAGGACGGTGAAGACGAGACCTTCACCCTCCTGCTGGACTTCAACGCTCTGTGCTTGCTGGAAGACCCGTTGCCGGGCATCACCAGCGGGCAGGTGGACCTGAAGTCGTTCAAGACGATCCGGCTGGTGTTCTGGGCTGCGCTTCAGGCTCATCATCCGGGTCTGACGGAAGAGGATGCGGGTCAAGTCCTGTGGGCTATCGGTGTCGAAAAGGGCGCCGACTATCTGCAACAGGGCTTTGAGGCCGCGTTCGGCACTGCGGAGGGTGGCGCGTCCACCGCAAACCCTCCAAAGCCGCGTCCTTCAGCTACGAAGAAGCGCTGAGGCTGTGGTGTGAGCTTGGGGGCGATCCAGACAAGTTCTGGACCCAAACCCCCAAGCTCTACGCCCTCTTTGTCGAAGGACGCCTTAGGGCCAAGCGTGAAGACCAGGACCGCGACATGGTTCTGGCCTGGCACATCGAAGCCCTGCACCGCCAGAAGCGGCTCCCCCACCTGAAAGACCTGATCGGAAAGCCGAAGCGCCGCAAGCGCCAGAGCGCGGACGATCAGATGGAAATCTTCGCGATGTGGAACGTCGTCATGGGCGGCGCGATCAACTAGCGGAATTTGAGGTCCGCGCTGTAATCCCGGGTGTCGATGTCGTTCTCAGCCGGGTCGCATATCCAGGCGACCATGTCGGCGCTGAAGGTCAGGCGGTCAGCCAACACGGCGAATGGCACCCAACCGGAATAGGCCCCCATGCGGTTCTTCGAGTTCACGAAGCCGCAGAGCCGGGCGCCCTTCGCGTCGTGGGGATAGGCGGCGATCACCGTTCGGAAACGGGCGGTTGAATAGTCGAATAGCTCGGCGTCGAATTGATCCCGAACAGCGGCGGCGGCGGCAAGCGCCGACTTCCGTTCCGCTGGCGTGAAGTCCCGGGTGGCGGCGGTTGCCTGTGTGGCCAAGGCCGCAGCGACGGCGAAAACGATCAGTCTCATGGCCCGCAATCTAACGGCGAAAGCCGGATAGTCAAAGGAGCGCCTAGTGCAATCAGTAATCGGCGCGCTCCGGGTGGTCCTGGGGGCGGACACCGTCGCCTTCGAAAAAGGGCTGGACGGGGCACAGCGGAAGCTCAACCGCTTCGGCAAGGATATGCAACGCATCTCCAGCCGCATGACCGGGCTGGGGGCTGCGCTGACGGTCGGCCTGACCGCTCCGCTGGCTGCTGTCGGCGTCAAGATGACCCAGATGGCCATCGACGCGGAAGAGATGAAGTCGGCCTTCAAGGTCTCCTTTGGAACGATGGCGAAGGACGTTGAGGGCTGGGCGGTCAAGACCGGGGACGCGCTAGGCCGTTCCACCGAGGAGATGCAACAGGGCGCGCTCACCATGCACGGTCTGTTCAAGGCGGGCGGTCCTGCCACGGCGCAGACAAAGGCGCTGGCGCAACAGTTTGCCGTTCTCGCGCAAGACCTCTCCAGCTTTCACAATGTGGACCCCACGGACGCGCTGGCCGCCCTGAAGTCGGGCCTGTCTGGCGAAGCCGAACCCCTGCGCCGCTTCAACGTCTACCTCAACGAAAACGCCGTCCGCTTGCAGGCTGTCCAGATGGGCCTCGGCAAGATGAAGGGCGAACTTACTGAGACGGCAAAGATCCAGGCGCGGGCCGCCCTGATCATGGCCGGCACCAGTGAGGCGCAGGGCGACGTTGCCCGAACCGCCGACAGCGCGGCAAACCAGATCAGGCGCTCCAAGGCGCAATGGCAAGAGCTGGCTGTCGTCATCGGCTCCAAGATCATTCCGCTGCTTACCCCCGTCGTGAAGGCGCTGGGCGATATGCTGGAGGGCTTCGGCAAGCTCAATCCGGTTGTGCAGGGCTCCATCCTTGCGTTCGGCGCCATCGCCTTGACCATCGGCCCGGTGCTGATCGGTATCGGCTCCCTGATCGGGGCGGTCGGCACGATCACGACGGCCCTCGGCGCTGCTACGGGTGCAGCGGCGACCTTCGGCGCGGCGCTCGCTGCCTTCATGGGCGTCGCGGCGGCTGTTGTGGTCACCGTCGCAGCCCTGACGGCAGGTATCGGCCTGTTGATGTACGCTCAATCGGACGCGGCCATCAAAGCGGACGCCAACAAGCGCGCCCATGAGCGGCTTGATCCGATCCTCAACACCGTCCGCGACAGCATGGCCAAGGCCGCAGCCGCGACGGGTGAGCTTCGCAAGTCCCACCTCGAGGCGGCGGATGCTGCGTTCATCCGGGGCGAGGCCGAACTCGAGGCCGCCCGGAAGACCCTGGCCGCCGCCCGCGCCAGCCTTGCCGCCGCCAAGCGGACGGACGGGAACCTTGGCCTTCAGGCCATGACCGGCGGTATGCCCGGTTACAACACCGGCATGGCCGAGCTTGGCCAGAAGCGGGCGGAAGCCGCTCTGAAGGCCGCTGAAGACGCCCTGATCAAAGAGGGCCTCGGCAAGCGCCGCAGCCACAAGGGATATGGCACCACCTTCCATGTCGTGAAGCCGTCCGACGCCTTCCGTGAAGCTGACGCAATCCAATCGGTCGCCACGGCTGTAAGGGACACCGGAACCGCAGCCGGCGGCGCGAAGAAGCCGACGCGGGACTTCGCTGAGGAACTGGCGCGGCTGGACGAAAGCCTCCTGACCCCGGAGCAGCAAAGCTCT